TGGCTGGGCAGGATCTAATCCCTTGCGGCCAGTGACGCAACCAAGGGCAGGGGCCAAACCTCGAGCGCCTCGGATCGAGCTGACACAAGCATGGCCGACCGCTTGCAATCGCCGGGGACTTGCGCCATAAGTCTGGCCTCGCCGCCGTTCGGCGGTTTACCCCATCAAGGACGCGGGCGTAGCTCAGGGGTAGAGCATCACGTTGCCAACGTGAGAAGCGGCCGAACGCGCGGAAAAACGAGCGGCCAGGTCGCTATTGCAGCGAACACGGATCGACGCGCCAGGGCCTCGCCGGGGGGTGGGGGGCCAAGCGCGAAGATGGGACCCGTAATCGTCAATTCGGACCAAAAACCCACCGCTCATTTTTCTGAAAACTCTTCGGGTGTACACCAGAAAACGCTCGAGACCACTTCTCCGCAGGCTGCCTCTCTTCTTCGAGACCAAAAAGGGCGCGTAATCACGCTTCCGCACCAGTGGGCGCCGCGATTTTATCAACTTCCGACGCTTCGAGACCTGGATAGCGGGAAGAAAAGGGCCGTTTGCGTGTGGCATCGGCGCGCTGGAAAGGACAGTTGCGCCATAAATTACACCGCGAAAGAGGCTCACAGGCGCATCGGCGTCTATTGGCACGTCCTTCCGACCCAGAAACAGGCCAGAAAGGTCATTTGGCAGGGTATCGACAAGCAGGGTCGGAGGATTATCGACCAAGCGTTCCCGAAAGAACTCGTCAAGCGGTCTCGGGACGACGAGATGATGGTCGAGTTCAAGAACGGAGCCATCTGGCAGCTCGTCGGCGGTGACAATTACGACGCAAACGTGGGCTCGAACCCTGTCGGAGTGGTTTTCTCGGAGTGGTCGATCACAGATCCGCGTGCCTGGGAGTACGTGAGGCCAATTCTCGCTGAAAACGGCGGGTGGGCTTGGTTCATCTTCACTCCTCGCGGCAAGAACCACGCGTTCGAGATGTTCGAGATGGCCAAGAGCAACCCGGATTGGCACACGAGCCTTCTGACGGTTGACGACACGAGGGCCATTTCTCGGGAAGCGCTCCAGGCCGAACTCGACGCCGGGATGCCGCTCGAAAAATTCAGGCAGGAGTTCTATTGCGACTTCGAGGTTGCGAACCATGGCGCCGTTTATGGCCGCGAGATGGAGCAACTGGAGAAGCAGGGGCGGATAACCAGGGTGCCCTATGATGCCAGATACCCGGTCGAGACGGCATGGGATATCGGCGTCAGGGACAGTACGGCCATCTGGTTCATCCAGCGCGTCGGCAAAGAGATCCGCTTCATCGATTTCCACGTCGATCGCAACAAGAAGCTCCCCGAGTACCTGAGCCTGATCCACTCGAAGGGGTACTCGTACAGCCGGCACATCGGGCCACACGATCTGGCGCGCGAGTGGTTCGGCGGCTCCGAGACCATGCTGGATATCGCCCGGAACCACGGGGTCATTTTCACGATCGCTCCGAAGCTCAGCGTCGAGGATGGCATCGAGGCGACCAGGACGATGCTCAGCAGAGCGTGGTTCGACGCCGAGAAGTGCGCTTACGGGATCAAAGCCGCGAAGCACTATCACCGCGAGTGGGACGAAGAGAACAAGATCCTCTCGAAGCAACCCGTGCACGATTGGTCGAGCCATCCATGTGACGCGCTCCGGTACTTCGCCGTGACGCCGGAAGGGGTCGGGACCATCCCGGATTGGGCGAGGGACGATCTGATGCCGTGGCAGAATTTGAGCATGGGAGCCGCCAGTGGAGGATATGACCCTCTTTCAGCCTTCCGTTGAGATCCGGCGGGGCGAGAAAGTTACTTATGAGGATGTGCACCACATCTGTTCGAGGCTGAGGGCTACTGACGAGCACGAGTTTTCGTCGGTCGGTTATCTCCCCGAGTACGGCTGGATTTTGGTCAACAACTGCGCTGTTACCGGTGGAGAGGCGTTTGTGGCCTTCCTTCGCGGCGAGCCTGTCTTCGCATTCGGGACCAACGGCAGCTTCCCTCATGTCCGCCGGCTGTGGGGTTTCGGAACCGACAAGGCCACGCGCGTGATGCCGGAAGTGACCCGGTTCGTGAAGGAAGAGTGGCTTCCGAGGATGATGCACAGCGGCGTGCGCCGGATCGAGGTTCGCCTTCCACGGAGCTGCACTCAGTCAATCGAGTGGCTGAAGAGCTTCGGAATGTACATCGAGAGTGACGACGTTCGGCATCTGAGTTTGACAGGCGAGCCGTTCGTCCAGCTCGCTTACACAAGGGACCAGTTCTATCGTGTGTCTTGATCCAATAACGACGGGCGTTCTTTTGCTGGGGGCGGTGGGCGGCATGGCGGCCTCTCAGGCAATGGCGCCAACACCCACGCCTCCGCCACCGCCGCCTCCGCCCCACCAACCGGATGCTCAGAAAGCAGCAGAAGCCCGGCGCATCAATGCGGGTTACGGGCAGTTCGGATTGGCTTCGACCATCCTGACCAGTGGGCTTGGAACCACGAGCTTTGCGCCGACTACATCGGTCGCGGCAACAGGCTTCTAGTGTACATCGACGGCTTCGACGGCTTCGGGTTCGATGATCTCTATTCCCCGGCCGCGGGCTTTGGTCTCGATTTCAGGCCGAGATCCGCGCGGGCTGGTAATCAGTACGTGACCCGAGGCGTCGTCAGGACTGATCGGCTTCAGCGCACCGCCCGGAACTTCTCGCGTCCCGGTGCAGCCTTGAAGCCCGGAACACGTGTCGTATTGGACCCGACACGACAAAATCAATGAGCGGTAAATGGCAGGGACGGGCGACGACGTAATCAATCGCCTCGCATCTCTTGCAACAAATCGCCTCGATTACGAGTGGGCCTGGAAACAGGTCGCGAGAGTTGCTGCCCCTGATGCGGGCGACTTCAGTACGAGGATTTCAGGCGCGAGCGTTTCCAGCGGCAAGTTTCTGATGGCGACCGCCGCTCGACGCTCCAAGGATATTTACGACAGCACGGCGGTAACAGCCGTTGACAGATTGGCGAGCGGACTTGAGGCGCTGATTATTCCTCAGTCCGAATACTGGCACAGTTTCGAGATCCTGTCCCTTTCTCGGGAAGAGGCGACCTATCGAGAAAAGCTGTGGATGCAGCGGTTGCGGAACTTGGTCTTCAAGGTCCGCTACGACGCTGACAGCGGATGGATTGCCGGGAGCCAAACGTGTTTCCGGCGCCTAGTCGCTTTCGGCAATGCGTTCATGTGGGTTGAGGATGGCGTAGGGCGGAAGAGCCTTGTTCGCTATCGCTACATCCCGCTCGATGAATGCTTTGTCGATGAAGACCACTTGGGCCAGATCGACACGTTTTATCGAGACTACAGCCTCACGGCTCGCCAAGCTGTTCAGAAGTTCGGGAACAAAGTTTCAGAGATCATCCAGAAGTGTGCTGAGAACCCGAAAGAGCAGGATCGGAGGTTTGGGTTCGTTCAGTGCGTACAGCCGCGGGGTGACTTCGGGCTCCCTTCAGAGGGCGTAATGCGAACCCCATGGGCCTCCCTGCATGTCGAGGTCGAGAGCCGCAGGGTGGTCCGCGAGAGCGGGTTCTTCGAGTTCCCTGTTGTCGATTTCCGGTGGCTCCCGGAGCCCGGCCGGATCTACGGCGAAGGGCCAGTCATGAAGTGCCTCGCGGATATCCAGTCGCTGAACCTGATGGCGAAGAACGAATTGACGGCTTCGCAGCAGGCGATCGACCCGCCACTTCTGGTCGCCAATGCCGGCGTCATGAACCGGCCGAACTCGAACCCCGGCGCCATCAACTACGGCGGAATGAGCCCCACCGGCCAGGAACTCGTGAAGCCGATGTTCACCGGGCAAAGGCTCGACTTCGCCACTCTGGTTCTGGAGGCCAAGCGCAATCAGGTCAAGGAGAGCATGTACATCAACCTGTTCGCTCTCCTGGTTCAGAACCCTCAGATGACGGCGACAGAGGCTCTGATCCGCGCCAATGAAAAAGGCGAGCTGCTAGGTCCGGCAGGATCACGCATCCAGCAAGGGCTTTCGCATCTGGTTGACCGCGAGCTGGACATTCTTGCTCGTCGGGGCCTGTACGCTCCCGGCAGTGCGTTTGTCCCGCCGACGAGGCTTCAGGGTCTGGAGATCGGGCCGCAATTCACCGGGCCGCTGAGCAGGCTGCGTCAAACGAAGGAGGTCGAGGGAACGATCCGCACGCTTCAGGTCATGGCGCCTCTGGCCCAGATCAAGCCTGAAGTGGTTGACAACTTCGATGAGGACCGGATGGCCCGCGGGCTTGGTGAACGTCTTGGCATGCCCATTGACTTCCTGCGTCCGTTCGAAGCCGTCCAGCAGATCCGTCAGGTTCGCAGCAATCAGCAGGCATTCGCTCAGGCTGCGGCTATTGCCAAGGACGCTTCGTCGGCCGGTAAGCAGAGCAGCGAAGCGCTGGTCAACATTCAGCAAATGGGACTGTGATGGGCTGGCGATCACTGCACACCGTTCTCGGCCGGGACAAGTCCGGCGACATGCGGAGACAGGCGCGGCTAACTCAAGCCTACCGCGCCGTTTTCCAGCCAGGTCTTAGTGCGAGCAGCGAGGACAAGGAAATTGTCCTTGCGGATCTCCTGCACAGGTCCGGCTTCAATAAGTATTTCGGCCCCGAAGTGAGCAGTGACCATCTTCGGTACGCCGAGGGTATGCGTGCTCTCTATGGTCACATCTTCGGTTTCCTTTCCCTGTCCGACGAGGACGTGGCCGCGCTCGAACGTGCTGCCAGGGTGGAGGCCGTCAATCACTCTGAAACAAGGGAATTTATTCGCTAATGCCGATTGAACTCGCGCAGAACGCTTCCGGTGGTGAGCCGTCCGGAACTGGTCAACAGGACAAGGGCGACAACTCCCAGAAGACCGGAAACGGTTCTGAGAACGCTGGCAATCAGCCGGACAAGCTTCGCGTCGGTAGTGGCGGGTCTGGTGCCGATAACGGGGCTGGTCCTGGAAGCGATCCACTCGCCGGGCTCTCTGAAGAGGACCGAGCGCTGTTCAAGCAGAAGGGCTGGAAGTCCTTCAGCGATAGCCTGAAGAGCTACCGCGACCTTGAAAAGCAGTTCTCCGCACGAGGCCCCAACACTCAGCAGGAATACCGGCTGGGTGATTACGTGTTCAACAAACCACAGGACGCTGAGAAGCTTGGCTACAACGAGGCTTTTGCCGACGCCTTCAAGCAGGGCGCTCATAAGCTGAAGCTCTCACCTGAGCAGGCTTCTGGTGTACACGACTGGTTTCTCGAGTTCGCAAAGCAGTCGATTACGTCTCAGCAGCAGAAGTTTGCCGAGCAGACGGCTGAGCTTGTGAACACTGCCGAGCGCCAGTTGAAGCAGTCCTGGGGAGAGACGAACTCGCCCATTTTCCAGAGAAACTTCGACCTTGCCCAACGCGCAATTCGGCAGCTTGGGCTTGGCGACAGCCTTGCGGAGATGGGTGTGATCCGCGCCGTGAACGGAAAGCCCACCGTCGCTAACGCCAAGTTCTA